GAGTCTGGTTTCAACGACAATCTGGCCGAAGACATGGATGACCGCGTCATGGGCGCGGTGGCTAGCGAATTGATGAACGACTTTGATGCCAACAAGGCAAGTCGTCAGGAGTGGGAAGATGCTTACGCCAACGGTTTGGAACTACTTGGGTTCAACTACTCGGAGAGGACGGAGCCCTTTCGGGGCGCTTCTGGCGTCACCCATCCCCTTCTGGCGGAAGCTGCTGTGCAGTTTCAGGCCCAAGCGTTCAACGAGTTGTTGCCGCCGGGAGGGCCCGTGCGGACTGCGGTAGTTGGTTCTGAAACCAGTGCCGTATCTGATCAAGCGCAGCGCGTAAAAGAGTTTATGAACTTCTACATTACGAACGTGATGGAGGAGTACACCCCTGAATTTGACCAAATGCTGTTCTTTTTGCCGTTGGCAGGCAGTACTTTCAAGAAGGTTTATTACGACGAGAGTCTGGACAGGGCCGTAAGTAAGTTTATCCCGGCTGAAAACCTCGTAGTTCCGTATGAAACGGCTGATTTGGAGACTTGTCCGAACATCACGCATGTCGTTCGGATGAGCCTGAACGAGCTTAGAAAGCGCCAAATCGCAGGTTTTTACAGGGATATTACTGTTTTACCGCAACAAGCCAGCATGGATGATTTATCTGACGCGCTTGATGAGCTCACCGGCCTTGAACCGTCATCCGTGGACTATGATTGCACGTTACTTGAGTGTCATGTAGATCTCGACCTTGAGGGGTATGAGGATGTCGGCGCGGACGGCGAGCCTACAGGTATCAAGCTGCCGTATGTTGTGACGATCAGTCAGGACAACGGTCAGATCCTATCCATTCGTCGCAACTACCGCGAAGATGATGAAGAAAAGAAAAAGGTCCAGTATTTCGTACACTACAAGTTCCTGCCGGGCTTTGGTTTTTACGGTCTGGGTCTGATCCACACGATTGGTGGTTTGTCGCGTACAGCGACGGCGGCTCTTCGTCAGTTGATTGATGCCGGCACTTTGTCGAACCTCCCAGCAGGTTTCAAGGCTCGCGGCCTACGGATCAGGGACGATGATGATCCGCTGCAACCGGGCGAGTTCCGGGATGTGGATGCGCCGGGTGGTGCTATTCGTGACAGCTTGATGCCTCTGCCTTTCAAGGGGCCTGACGGTACGCTGTTCCAACTTCTTGGGTTTGTAGTTGATGCAGGCCGGCGGTTTGCGACGATCACTGACATGAAGGTCGGTGACGGCAATCAGCAGGCTGCTGTGGGCACGACCATTGCGTTGATGGAGCAGGGCTCGCGTGTGATGAGCGCGGTTCACAAGCGCCTTCATTACGCCATGAAGATGGAGTTTAAGCTTCTTGCACGGGTGATGGGGGAGAGTCTGCCCCCGATATATCCGTATGCTTTGGAGGGTGTGGATTCGGCAGTCAAAGCCAAGGACTTTGACGGTCGGATTGATGTCATTCCTGTGTCGAACCCGAACGTGTTTTCTCAGGCACAGCGTATAGCTCTGGCCCAGACGAAGATGCAGTTGGCGGCGCAGGCCCCACAGATGCACAACATGTACGAGGTATATCGTGACATGTATGAAGCTTTGGGTGTTCGTGACATCGACAAGTTTTTGAAGAATGAGCAGGCAACGAAGCCTGTGCCGAAAGACCCGGCTCAAGAGAACATGGACGCGCTGGATGGGGTACGACTGATGGCATTCCCCATGCAAAGTCATCAGGCGCATATCATGGCGCACTTGGTCTTTGCCGGGTCACCCTTAGTTGCAACAAACCCGGCGGTGGCGGTTGCTTTGCAGAAACATGTAATGCAGCACGTGCAGATAGATGCGCGCGAGAAAGCGGCGCAGCAGTTGGGTTTGACAGGTCAGGAGAAACAAATACCGCCGCAAGTCCAGCTTCAGCTAGACGCTTTGTCAGCCCAGTTCATGGCGCAAGGTCTGAAGCAGGTGCAGGACATGGGACGTCAGCTTTCTGGTGCGAACAAGCAAGATCCGGTCGTGGCCCTGAAACAGCAAGAGCTTCAGCTTGATGCGGTTCGTGAACAGAACGACCAGATGATGGAAGAGCGGGAGCTCAACCTGAAAGAGGCTCAGATGATGGATAAGTCACGTCAGTTTGACGAGCGCATCCAGAGCCAAGAGGAGCAGACGGCGGCGCGGATTGCAGCCGCTCGTGAGCGTGAAATGTTGAAAATGAGGAGCGCAGAATGAGCGTTGTGAAGATTGTAACCAACACCCCCAAGAAAGCTCCGAAGCCGGAGCAGACCGGCGGCATCAAGGAAGTGAAGGTTCCGACCGGAATGGGTATTTCTACAGCGCGTGGCATGGGTGCAGCCAAAAAGGGCGGTAAATACCACGCCGTAAAGTAGGCTAGGACGCAAAAACCATGGACCCAATTTCGGCAATGGCAACCGCTTCAGCGGCCTTTAGTGCTCTGAAAAAAGGTTTTGCCATAGGCAGAGATATTGAGTCTATGGCTAGCGACCTTTCGCGGTGGATGGGGGCTCTTTCTGACTTAGATCAGATGGAGAAAGAGGCCAAGAACCCTCCTATTTTTAAAAAGTTGTTTGCTGGTCAATCGATTGAGCAGGAAGCTATCACCGCGTTCGCAAACAAACAGAAAGCCGAACAGCAGCGATATGAGCTCCAGCAGTGGATAAGTCTTACTTTGGGTAAATCAAAGTGGGACGAACTTGTTCGCATGGAAGGCCAAATAAGAAAAAGACGCAAAGAAACCTTGTATCTTCAACGTGAACGCCGCCGTAAATTTGTAGAGATAGTGGCGTGGATTATCTTCATTGGGGCCGGCATAGCTGTTCTGACCACGTTTGTCATGCTTTTGAAAACGCACATGGCGCAAGCTGCGGACCAAATGACAGTTTGTCGTAAAGTTAAATGTGAAAAATTAGATGACAAAAAATTAGTGTGTATTTACAAGGGCCAAAACAACACCATTGAGTCACAATTTTTTAGTCTGTCTGAGTACATACCGAATGAGTATTTGTGTCCCTATGATCCAAAAGCTCGCAAAGATGTCACCATACAAGAAACTTTGAAAGCCATAAGGGAAAGTCAGTAATGGCACAGAAAAAGTTTGAGAAAAGCACTGAATATGCCAAGTATGATCTTGATGGGGACGGCGTCGTCTCCGACGAGGAACTGGCCCTTGCCAAAGAAATACGACAGTCTGAGCATGAACTTCGCAAGCTTCGCGCGCAGAGACGTATGGCTACCGCTACTTTGGTGGCGATGGGTCTATTTACTGCGGCGATGTTTTTTGTGGATTTAGAACGGGTAGCGGCGCTGGCTGACATCAGCAACCTGTTCTACATTAGTGGCGCAGGTTTGGTCGGCGCATATATGGGCGTCTCAGCGTGGATGAGCCGTAAATGACATGGTGGATGCTTTCTTGTTGCTGCTGTATTTGGGCACCGGCGACCTCCGTAAACTAGAAAGCGGCAACATGTATTTCTATGACCTAGAGCGTTGTAATTATTTTGCAAAAACCCTGTCAAAAAGGTATGGAAATTACGGTTTTGTAGAATACATGGACCCCAAGGACCGGGTCACGGCGTACTGTGTCCCACGACAGGTAGATCCAGAGAAAACCAGAGTGTACAAATAAGGGGAATGACGTGTTTCAGGCGCTGATAGGACCACTTACATCACTTGCAGGTACTTTTCTTGAGAAAAAAGTAACTGAACAGAAGGCAAAGGCTACTTTGGCCCAAACAGAGGCCGAAGCGAAAGCCGAAATTCTGAAAACTGCGGCTACGCACGACTCCAAATGGGAGTTGATCATGGCCGAGTCCACGAAAACATCCATCAAAGACGAAATTGTAACCGTAATCGTGTTGATTCCTGTGGTGCTGGTTTTCATCCCCGGCATGGAAAATGTGGTCAAGAACGGTTTTGATCGTCTGAATGAGTTGCCGGAGTGGTACACTTATTTACTTTTTCTCACGTGTAGCGCCGCACTGGGTATTCGCGGACTAGACAAGTTTAGGAAAAAATAGTAGTTATCTCACATGAATGAGATAACTCTTGCACAGTTTGTCCTTGATCTCGTTCGCAAGAAAAAGGATCAGGTCACCGAGCTTGTCATGGCCGGCGGCGTAAAGGACATGGAACATTACGGGCGTCTGATGGGCAATATAGATGGCCTTGAATACGTCGAACAGGAACTCAAGAGCCTGCTAGAGAAACAGGAGCGAATGAATGACTGAGGCTACTCAGCCGCAAGAACCTGATAAGGTTCAAGAAATTCCGTGGGTCAGTCCAGAAGACCGTGTTTTGGACCCGTCCCTACTAGAAAAATCTCTCATAGATAGGATGCCAAAACCGACCGGTTGGCGATTGTTGGTTCTCCCATACAAGGGGAAGGCAAAAACATCCGGCGGCATTTATCTTCCTGATCAAGCTGTTCAACAGAACGAGATATCCACACAAGTGGGTTATGTTCTCAAAGTTGGGCCTCTCGCATACAAAGACCCCCAAAAATTTGGCGACCCTGTGGACGCCACTAAGAACTGGTTGCCTTGGTGTAAAGAAGGCGATTGGGTGATTTTTGCGCGGTATGCGGGATCAAGGTTCAAGATTGAGGGCGGAGAAGTCAGAATACTCAACGACGATGAAGTTCTGGCGACTATTCTTGATCCAGAAGACATTCTGCACAACTGAGAGGCATCATGGAAAATTTGATCGAAGAAAAAGAAGCGGAAAAGGTTGACGTTTCTGCGGAACCAGAAGCACGAGAAGAACCTGTTGAAGTTGAGGTTTCTGGGCAACAGACTGCCGGCGACATTGAAGTCGAGGAAGAGCAGCCGTCTCAACAGGAAAAACAAGTTTCTGATTCTCAAAAACGCATAGACAGGCTGACCAAACTGCGCCGGGAAGCCGAGCGCCGTGAAAAGGATGCCATTGCATACGCCGAAGCTGTTAAAAAGGAATCTGACGAGTTACGCGCAAAGATGCGTAATTTGGATCAGGGCTACGTTCAAGAATATTCTGGACGTGTCGAGTCCGAGCTAGAGTCCGCCAAGACGGCGTTGCGGCAGGCCATGTCTATTGGCGATACAGATGCCGCTGTAGAGGCGCAGGAGCGCCTTGCACAGCTAAGTGTGGCAAAAGAGCGGGCAAGGCAGGCACAAGCCCAGATGGACCGCAGGCGCGAAGCAGAGCCCCAACAGGGCGAGGTTGCTCCGCAACAGAATTATAATCAATCTGAACCGCAACGTCCCGATCCTCGCGCAGAGGAGTGGGCCGAACAAAACGATTGGTTTGGAAAAGACGAGGCGATGACGTATGCGGCGTTTGGCATACACAAACGTCTTGTCGAAACGGAAGGGTTTGACCCAAACTCTGAAGATTACTATACTGAACTTGATCGAAGGATTGCGGATAAGTTTCCGCAGGAATTTGGCAAAACCGGCCAGCAGAGCTCTCGCCCCGTTCAGACGGTAGCTTCTGCTTCTAGGACCGCTAAAAATTCTGGACGCCGCAAGGTCAAATTGACCTCTTCTCAAGTTGCCATAGCCAAGAAACTTGGTGTGCCACTTGAGGAATATGCTAAGTACGTTAAGGAGTAAAATCTGTGTCAGATATCGAAATTACAAAGTCTTCCGGCACTGATCGTACCTCCCGTGCTAGCAAGACAAGGGAGAAAGACGCAAGGCGTAAGCCTTGGGCTCCCCCGTCTATGCTAGATGCACCGCCTGCGCCCGAAGGGTTCAAGCATCGTTGGATTAGAGCCGAAGTTCGTGGATATGATGATCAGAAAAACATCTCTGGACGTCTGCGCGAAGGATACGAACTGGTTCGCCAAGATGAGTTCCCAGATTTCGAGGCACCCGTAATTGAGTCAGGAAAATATGCTGGTGTGTTTGGAGTCGGCGGATTGATTCTCGCCCGTATCCCACTTGAGACTGTTGAGGAACGAAGAGCTTACTTTGATGGTAGGACTAAGGACCAGATGGAAGCGGTGGATCACGATATGATGCGCGAGAATGCACATTCGACAATGACGATCAGCAACCCTGAACGTCAATCCCGTGTAACCTTTGGGGGTACTAGAAAGTAACCCCGCAATCAGGAGAAAAGTAAATGGCAAATGCCCTTACTGGTGGCTTTGGCCTCCGTCCGATTGGGATTACGGGTAGCGGTCCAAACTCTACTGGGACAACCCAGTATGAAATCGCATCCAACAATACCGACGCGATTTATCACGGCGGTATTGTAATTCCCCTCGCGGCGGGCGTCATAGGCAAAACAGATCAGGCGGTGGCTCCGCTTGGCGTTCTCAACGGTGTTGAGTTCGTTGATTCAGGCACAGGCAAAACTGTGTTCAAAAACTATTGGCCCGGTTCTAACAACGTGAGCGTTGATACAAACCATCCGGTCAAAGCTTTTGTGTTTGATGACCCGATGCAGCTTTATGTTGTTGTTGCGGATGGCACAAATACCGACCGTGCTACTGCACTTGCAGATGTCTTCTCAAACTGCGACATGGCTTCTGTTAACAACGGCAGCACTAGCACTGGTCAATCCAGCGATATGTTGGATATTAGCTCAGCCGCAACTACGAATACTTTAGATGTTCGTATCGTGGGCCTCTATGAGGACGACGCCAACACTGATTACTCCGCAGTGGGTCATCAGTATATTGTTCGTCTGAATGGTCACTTCAACACAGGTACAACCGCTGCGGTTGGCACCTATGCAACAACCGGCATATAGGAGGCTAGGACATGGCTATTTCAAGAGCACAACTAGCTAAAGAGCTAGAGCCCGGTCTGAATGCACTCTTTGGTTTGGAGTATGACCGTTACGAGAATGAGCACGCCGAAATCTTTGATGAAGAGGCATCGGATAGAGCCTTTGAAGAGGAAGTGATGCTCGGTGGCTTTGGAACTGCGCCGGTTAAATCCGAAGGCGGGACCGTAAGCTTTGATGACGCACAAGAGACCTTCACGGCGCGTTATACACATGAAACTATCGCTTTGGCCTTTGCGATTTCCGAAGAGGCCATTGAGGATAATTTGTATGACCGTCTGGCCTCGCGCTACACCAAAGCTCTGGCTCGTTCTATGGCTCAGACCAAGCAGATCAAGGCCGCAGCTATCCTGAACAATGCGTTCAGCACTGGCGCAAACGCGATTGGTGACGGCGCAGCACTTTGCTCGTCCTCGCACCCGTCTCTGTCGGGTAACCAACGTAACCTGCTTTCTGTGGCAGCGGATCTCAACGAGACCTCTCTTGAGCAGATGCTGATCGATATCGCAGGGTTTACGGATGAGCGTGGACTCAAGGTCGCTGTTCGTGGCATGAAGCTTATTATTCCAAAAGAGCTTCAGTTCATTGCTGAGCGTGTTATGAACTCCAATCTGCGTTCTGGCACGGCGGACAATGATGCCAATGCCATCCGCAACATGGGTATGCTCCCGGAAGGTGCAGTGGTTAACCACTTCCTCACCGACACGGATGCGTTCTTCATTAAGACGGATGCGCCTAACGGCTTCAAGCTGTTCAACCGCTCGCCGATCAAGACCGCCATGGAAGGCGATTTTGATACCGGCAACATGCGCTTCAAGGCTCGTGAGCGTTACAGCTTCGGTGTGTCAGATTGGCGTTGCGTTTTCGGGACACCCGGCGCATAATCATCTTGCGAAACGGCGTAGCGAAAGGGCGGCACTATTGCCGCCCTTTCTTTTTTGTTATACAGTGTTTTTGGGCTTCACATTAGCTTTGTAGACAGGATCATGCCCGCCTGACATTGCACGGACTACAAAGCGAAACCTTGTGCAAGGGGTACTAATATGGCTTCCACCACTTTTTCA